TTCGGATTCCTTTGCTTATTCCAACGGAGAGCTTTCTAGCGTAAGCTCTGGTCGCTGGACAAAAATCTTTGGGACGGGTTCTGCAACCGTAACAACTGGAAGCGTAAGTGGAAACACAGTAACAAGTTTCTATTCCGACACAACTGGAACTCCATCTGGAAACCGCAATCAATATGCTCAAGTTAGGCCAACATTTGGTGCTAGTGGAGTCTTTGGGTTAATACTTCGCCTTCAATCGTCAGGAAGCGGGTATTTGATGTATTATGACGCTTTTATTGATGAACTTACGATTCAAACACTTACATCTGGTGTTGGAACAACGCTTGTAACTCTTTACCCCGGTTGGGCTAGCCAAGGGGCAATTGACGTAAGGTTTTCGGTTTGCGGAATTGGATCGCGGTCTCGTTTATTTGTGGAAGAAAACAGGGGAACAGGATGGAAATACATAATTAAAAATGTAAATCCAACTGGTGTTTATTTTGAATCTGGAACGCCGGGTATTCTTTTTTACAATATCAGCATGACCAATTGGGCGCACGGCACATTTGCCGGAATAAGCGCCGGGATTGTCGGACCAATTGCAACATCCACAGGAAACACGTCTGGGTCCACAGCCATCTCCATTACCCTACCAACATCAGTTGAACGAGGAGATGCATTGTGTGTTTTTGCAATTGTTGAAAACGGAAACGTGGTCACAAGTGGAAGTGATTCAAAAGGAAACTCTTGGACGGTTCAGCAAACTCCAAACGATGGATTTAATTCCGTTTCACTTTTGTCTTGTTTGGTTACAAACAAAATCCTTCCCGGCGATTCCGTAAGTGTCAACTTTGGATCTTCATTTTATTCGTCATACGCATTATGCGTTGTCAAACTTGAGTGTTGTGGGTCCGTTGTTACATCAAATTCTTCGCAGGTATTTTCTGCAACATTAGATACAACGACGCTATCTTGCGGAACCACATTTGCTCCAGTTGTTGGATGCATGGCAATAACTTCAAACTCGAATTTATCTGGAAATAATTTGATTTTGAAAGGAGCTCCAATTGTGTGGGGAGCCTCCTCAAGCAAACGGGCATACATTGGTTATTACCCCAACGCCGCTAGTGATTTTTCGTTGTCTGGAGGATATTCCGCATCATCTGGGCAAATAAATGCAACAATAGCTTTTGACGTTTAATGAATACCATCGACATCCAATCCATCTCTGTCTGGACGCCCAATGGGGCCAAGACAGCCGTTAAGTTTTCGGTTGATTCCGTCAACTATCAGAATGGCCCCGCTTTTGCCATTTGCCGTTTGATTGATTCAAATGGTACTGGTATTGCGGAACAGACCATTGCCGCTAGCCCTGAGCAAACTGCTCTTTGGAATGGCGATGACGATCTTCCGTTCTACCGCGTCATTGCCCAGAACGCCAATCTGACCCCGCTTTGATAGGATTAGACGATGAACAACACAATCGCTGGCGTTATTCGTGCCGTCCTTGCCGCCCTTGCTGGCTATCTGGCCGGTAAGGGTGTCGATATCACGGGCCTGCTGACCCCCGAGGTTACTGGTGCCCTTGCTACCGTTGGTGTCGCCATCTGGTCTGTCTTTGCCAAGAAGAACAGCGGTCAGGGCGAGATCCTGTGAGCCTCATTACGGCCATTCTAAGGGCTATTGCAGCCCTTTTGAACGCCGTAGGGGCTATCATAGCCTCAAGGAACATTAGCAATGAAATTGGCAAGAATCGGCGTAATGATGATGCCATTGCTGATGCTGGTGGGGTGTTGCAACCGAATGCCAAGGCTGGCGACGGACAACACCCTACCTCTCCTTAGCCATCCAGAGTTCAAAGCTGCGGCAAAATCTGCTCCTAATTGGACAAGTGATGCCCTGCGAACAATCACTCGTTTGGAGACGGAATTAGCTAACCGTTGATGGTAATATGTGAGCATCTCATTGCATGAATGTTCACGCCAAGGATCTTGTAATCGCTTCCATCCCAACCGTGTCTGCCACGGCCTTAGGACAAGTGAATCAAATCTTGGGAATAATCGGTACTGTCCTTGGCATTGCCTACCTTGTGTGGAAATGGCGTAAGGAAGCGACCAAGTAAGGTAAAATACTCCCATGAACAAATCTGGCGAACGCTACAAGTCGAAGAAGCAGGAGATGAAGCATGAACGCTCCGAGGGCAAGAAGGAGCGCATGATGGAATACGGTGGTAAGATGGAAAATAACGGCTGCACAAAACGTAAGTGCTGCAAGTAATATGCCCCTCACAAAAAAGGGCAAAAAGATCCTAGCTTCCATGAAGGAAGAATACGGGTCTAAACGCGGTAAGGCTGTTTTCTATGCCGCCGCCAACAAGTGCAAAATCAAGGGAATTGATTACACTCGTCGCGGCTGTAAATAATGCCTCGCTACAGTTCATATGGTGCGCTTGACAGCCAGCAGGCTGAAGATGGGGATACGTCGTTTCAACGTGTCAACTCTCGGCTTCGTCCTGACCAACTCAAGTCAGGCGATGTTGCTTACAGCAAGAACGGGCGCATGGATGTTGATGGGTGCTGGCAGACCCGTAAGGGCTACAGGAATGTTGGCCCGACAATCACTAGCGGTACTGGAGCGGTTGTTCTTCCGATTAACCTGCCTTTTACGCTTAATGACGGAGCGGTTAACTCCGTCTATGGATCATGCCTTTATTCTGATCCTAATACTTCTAGCACAGAATACATCGTACTGGCAACCAACAGCTCCACGAAGCTGGTAAAGGTTTCTGATCCGTCTACCGTTTACACGATTACTTATCCCGGTGGAAGGACAATTGATTCAACTTGCGATGTAATCCAAGCGTTTCAGTACCTTTTCATTTTCCGCGATGGAAATGTTGCGTTCCAATGGGATGGAACCAACCTTACAGCTAGCCCAGCGTTTACATTGGTTGATAACGGCGCGTACACGCAGCCTGTCGTTTATAATGCCTCGGCCAATACGGCTATCGCAAATGGCATTGTGACGGTTACTGCGGCAGGCCACATCATTGAGGTTGGCGATCTTGTGATGGTTAGTGACAAGGGTAATACCGATCTCAACCCTGCTACGGAATACCGAGTTTACGAAGTAACCGGGACAACATTTAAGTTTAAGGCAGATGCTTCCAACATCACCGGGGCGACCATTGCTGTTGGTAAGCGGCAATCTATTGGTCTTGGCTTTACGCATATGCCAGCCCCGCCTTGGGCTATCTACCATCAGCGTCGTTTGTGGATGCCATTCTACTACACGATGGCGGGGACATCTGGTACTCCGACAATCACCTCCAGAAAGGTGCGCGATGAAATCATTGCGTCCGACATTCTAGATCAGAACACATACGATCAGATTCAGAACCAATATAAAATTGCTTCTGGCTCTTCGGATTACTTAGTCGCCCTCCAGCCTTTTGCCGAGGACAACATTGTTGCTTTTGCCAGAAACTCCATCCATCTGATCCGTGGGGTTGGTGCTGATCTTGGAAATTCTTCAGTTCAAGAAATCACGCGGGAAGTTGGTTGTGTATCCAGAAAGTCCGTCTTGCAGGTTGGTAATCAGATCATATTCCTTTCCGACAACGGTGTTTACGCTGTTGATTTCGATCAGCTTTACAATCTGCGAGGAGCTTCGGTTCCGCTTTCTGAGGCGATCAATCCGACCATCAAGCGCATTAACAAGGCTTACGCTCAGAACTCCGTAGCTGTTTATCACGATAACCGTTACTACATTTCCATTCCGCTTGATAGCTCTACGGTAAACAACGCGATTCTCATTTACAATTTCCTCAACCAAGGCTGGGAAAGCGTCGATGAGATTACAGCTACAGGATGGAATGTGTCTGGATTTGTCCGCGCTGGTGCTGGAGGTTTGAACAAGCTATTCTCCATCAATAAGGACGGAGGCATTCATCTAATCGACGAGATTGATATTGCTCCAAACGATTATCAAGATTACATTGCCAGTACGGCCAATGTTGCCCCGGCTTATTACGACATCAGTTCTTACGTAAGCTCCCGGCAATACACATTTGGGACAATTGATCGTAAGAAGTTCAACTCATACGAGTTGCATCTGGAAAGCGTGAGCAATTACCAGTCAGACGCAAACATCTCGTTTGAAGTGGAGAATCCTGACGCCGTTGTTGATCTTGGTTCCATCGTAGACATTCGCGGCTCTGTTGTCCCTTCTGGCGAGGATGTTTCCTTGCGTGCGCGTATTGGCAACAAGCGTGGATACGGTGGTCAGTTTACGATTTCCCCATCTCAAGGACGTCCCAAAGTCAGGGCCATCAAAGTAAACGGAATGCTTTCTGGTGCGGCTACTGTATCTACTGAATAATGGGCATCATCAAAAAGGGATACACGTTCTCGGACAAGAACGAGGACTGGGCTAGCCACAAGGCTACGGCTATCCGTCTAAATAAGCTCATTGATGAAGCTGTTTGGAATGGATCAACAAATTCTGATGGTTATGCCCCAGATGATGGCGTTACTCCTAATGATCCTACTGGGTTAAGCTACACATCTGGCGTTGAATCCATCATATTGAGTTGGTCTTGGGTGCAAAATACCCAGCCGCTCAAAACGTGGATTTACGAAAACACGACAAATGTTCTTCCGTCATCCCCGTCGTTTTATGTCGGTCAGGATCAGCGCACATTCTTTCGAGAAAATCTTACCGCTGGAGCTTCTAGATATTACTGGATAAAAGTTGAGGCTAGGAATGGACGGTTTTCCAATGTTGTTGGTCCTATTCTGGCTACTGTAGCCACTTGGCCTGTTACCGATACGATTACGGTAAACCTAGGAAAGAAGATCACACGAAGCGCGACGGCTCCAACTTCTCCTAACAATGGAGATATTTGGATCAATACTTCGGATAACAATATCCTTTATCGTTATGACTCCAGCATAACGACATGGGTGCCTTATCCAGACAAGCGAGTTGATAGCATTGCTGATGAGTATGTGTTGATGGTTACACCTACTGGGGCTGGTCCTAGTCAACGCATCATGGGGTTTAGGGCAACCAATGCTGATTCTGGGAAGCTAATAAGCACAGCTACTCGTTCTGCCAACGTAGTTACGATTGTAACCACAACAGCCCACGGATACGTTACAAATGATTTGGTAAGCATGACCGCTCTTGGTTATGCAACTACAAATCCAAATGGTAGTTATTTGGTTACCGTTACCAACACTACAACATTTACCTACACGCTTCCCGCTGGTACTGGATCTGAAACGTACACGGTAACTGGTGCGTATGTTGCCAAGGGAACCGAGTTTGTAATCCAAGCAGATAAGTTTGCCGTAATTGATTCAACTGGTGTTGGTCAGATTGCCCCGTTTCAAGTGGTTGGCGGCACAACGTACATCAAGGATGCTTTGATTCAAAGCCTATCCGCTAGCAAGATTACCACCGGGACAATCAATAGCGGAAACATAACGGTAAATGGTGGATACATCCAGTCTTCCACATTTTCTGCTGGAAGTTCTGGCTGGCAGATTACTGGAGCCGGTAATGCCGAGTTTAACAGCGTTACTGTTAGGAATGGAACCATCACATCTCCTACGGTAACTAGTGCAACATTTACCGATGCCATTATCATTACGTCGGCAATCGGAATGCGGCGTTCTGCAAACAATGCTGTTCTAACCATTACGGGAGCTTCGTCGAATGGGTCTACAAATGGTGCCCAGATAGACCTTTGCGGTAATGATTATGGTGGTCCCGGTGCTGGTGGTTATCTGATTTTTCAAGCCGGTCAGGGCGCACAGTCTGAGATTCGTATGCTTACAAATGTAAGCCCGACAACAAATGTCGGAGTTGAGCGGCTCAAAATTGATACAACAGGACTTGTAACGGTAAACAAAGATTACAGTTCTGGTTATGTTTTTACATCTAATGCTGGAAATCTGCTGGTTGATTCCAACATTGGAGTTGGTACGGCAACTCCCATTAACACCAATACGTCGATTGGCAACATATCGGCTTCTGGAACAATTACCGGCAATGTTGTTTCGTCTGACACCCTTTTGAACCTTACCAGCACAAGCGGATCTACTCCTAGCGGTGCGGTAAATGGTTCTATCTGGTACGATGGTACTGATTTTAAGGCTAAAACTGGCGGTGTAGTTAAAACAATCAATCTAATCTAAAATGCCTATTCTTTCCAAAGGCTATTCGTTTGGTTCTACTGAGCAGGTTACGTCAACAAAGCTAGGCAATCTGGTTGATGCCGCCGCGTTTACTACTGGTGCAGTTGACGGCACAACTACTGAGCTTTCTGGTGGTGCTATCGTTGTTAAGAATGCCGGTATCACGCCCAGCAAGCTATCCACGGGCAAGCCCACTTGGGATAGTGCTGGTAATGTTTCTATCAGCGGAACCCTGACTACCGGCGGCACTATCAGCACATCCAACGACCTAGCCGTTAATGGCGATGCCATTGCCGGTAGCCTTACGGTTACAGGTGACACCACCCTTGCTGGTCAAATCATCCGTTCTGGCACTACGTCTGGCCGTACTGTTCAGATGCGTACTGGTTCCACGACGCCTAACGTAATCAGTTTTGGATGGAATAGCGGCGACCTTCTTGTCACGATTGACGGTGTTGAGTTTAAGGT